CTGTTGCTACAGAAAGAGCCGCTAATACTTTAGTCTACACAGATACTACTCAAGGTTGGTTACTGAAGAGTAATTAATAGGAGTTGGAGTGTCAACTTATAGAGAAATTATAGGAAAGAAAATTAAATCAGTATCATCTGATCCTTCATCAGGTACTGAAGGAGAAATGTGGTACAATTCAACTACTGGAACTTTAAGAGGGCCAGCACTCATAAAAGCATGGTCAAGTGCTCCAAATCAAGTTTATACTAATTTTGGAGGAGGTAGAGCAGGAACACAAACAGCAGCTTTAGGAGCTGGGGGATATGCAGGAAATGCACCAACTAATCCCGGAGCAAATGCAACTACTGAATATGATGGTTCTGCTTGGAGTCTACATCCAGCAACTATGAATACAGGTAGAGGTGCTTTGAACGGATGTGGTACTCAAACAGCAGCTGCAGTATTTGGGGGTCAAGCTCCTTATCCTGGACCTGGAAATGCTACTGAAGAATTTAATGGATCAGCTTGGACAAATGGTGGAGATTTAAACACAGGAAGAAGAAATTATATGGGAGCTGGAACTCAAACTGCTGCTTTAACAGCAGGTGGTTATGCTCCTTCTCCTAGTGGAGCTGGAAGGAATGAAAGTGAATCTTATGATGGTTCTTCTTGGACTGAAGGACCTAATTTAGGAACTGGAGTTTATTACAACGTTGGTACAGGAAGTCAAACAGCAGCAATAAGTATGGGTGGTTATTCACCTCCAGTTTATCCCGCTGCTCAACTTGAAACAGAATTATATGATGGAACATCTTGGACAGCCGGTGACAATATGAATACAAGAAGAGCTTACGGAGGTGCTTTTGGTTCTCAAACAGATGCGTTAATTGCAGGTGGATCAGGACCTCCAACTAGTTCAACAGCAAACGTTGAAGAATATGATGGAACTTCTTGGACAGAACAGAATAATTTATCAGTTGCAAAAAGTTTAACTGGTCAAGCAGCTGGCGGAATTTCTAATAGTACAGCAGGTGTTGTATGGAATGGTTACGGACCCGCTGACACTCCTAGTGCAAATACTGGAAATTATTTCGTAGAAGAATGGAATGCTTCAACAAATGTAATTACAGGCGGAGCATGGGCAAGCGGTGGATCTTTAACTACTGGTAGAAGAAATGCTGGAGGAGCGGGAACTCAAACAGCAGCATTAGCAATTGGTGGAGAGGCACCTAAAACAGGAAAAACAGAATCATATGATGGTTCATCATGGACAGAAGTTGGAGATTTAAATACTGCAAGAAATACTTTAGGATCAACAGGTAGTTCAACTGCAGCGATAGCATTTGGAGGTGAAGCACCAGGCGGTCCATCAACACATACTGAAACTTGGGATGGATCATCTTGGACAACATCACCTAATTCTTTAAACACAGCAACAAGATCAAACTCTGGTTTTGGAACTACAGCTGCTGCAGTCAACATGGGTGGGTTTAATCCTAGCCCTACATATATAGCTACTGTTGAAGAGTGGGGTGGTACAAGCTGGACGTCTGCCACATCTTTACCCACTGCAACTGCACTTATGCGAGGATTTGGAATAGAGACAGCAGGAGTTTCATGTGGAGGAATTACTCCTTCTTTGGTAGGTACTACTTTTGAATACGGAGGGTCATCTTGGACTGCTGGTGGAGCTATGGTTACTGCTAGATCGTCTCACTTTGGAGGTATGGGTTCTCAAACAGATGGATTAGTAACGGGTGGAAACATACCAGCTAATACCGCAACTTCTGAAGGATATGATGGAACAACATGGTCAACACGTCCTTCAATGAGTACAGCTAGATCACAAGGGGCAGGTCTTGGACCAAGTTCAGTTTCTACAGCTGGGTTAGCTTCAGGCGGATATACAACAACAGACGTTGCTACCACAGAAGAATACACAGGTGAAACAACAGCAGCTAATATAGAAACATTTACAACAAGTTAAAAAATTATGAGCACATATAGAGAAATACACGGTAAAGCAGTTAAATCACTTGGCACTGATCCCTCAGCGGAAACAGATGCAGGACAGATTTGGTATAATACATCAAGCGATACTTTCAAAAGTATTGTTAATTCAGCAACATTTTCTAGTTCAGGTAATTATTTAGCAGAACTTTTTGGACAAGGTGGTGCTGGTAGTCAAACAGCAGGTTTATCTTTTGCAGGGGCAGGATCTCCAGGATCTACAGTTGTAAATACAACCGGTGAATATAATGGTTATGGTTGGGTAAGTGGTGGAAATATGGGTACAGCAAGAAGATCACTAATAGGTTGTGGAACTCAAACAGCGGCTTTAGGTTCTACAGGATATCCAGGAAATAAAACTGATACAGAAGAATATGATGGTTCAAGTTGGACTGGTGGTGGAGCTTATCCAGTAGGACAAGAATTAGGATCTGGATGTGGCACTCAAACTGCAGCTTTAGGGTGTGGAGGACAACCAACCCCCAATACATCTAACGAATATAATGGTTCTTCTTGGACAGCAAGTCCAGGTAATTTAAATGATGGACGATCTTTTTTACAATGTGTAGGAACACAAACCGCAGCTTTAGCTGCTGGTGCTAGAGATAGTAGTCCTCTCACTAAAAATTGTGAAGAGTATGATGGATCTACATGGACTTCGGTAAACTCTTTAAATACATCTAGAGATCTTGTTTCTTTTGGAGCTGGTATTCAAACAAATGCAATATCTTATGGTACACCAGGTAGCTTAGAAAGTTATGATGGAACAAATTGGACAAATGAACCTGCAACAATGGGAACTGCAAGAAACAGTGGTTCAAACGCTGGAAGTGCATCAACTGCACTTGCTGTTTGTGGAAGTCCAGGAGGAGCTACATCATTAACAGAAGAATATAATAATACAGCATTCGTCATCACGGGCGGAGCATGGGCTAGTGGTGGAAATTTAAATGAAGGTAGATTTGGAATGGCGCCTGCTAAAAATGCACCTCAAACTGCAGCATTATGTGCTTCAGGAACTGAGGGACCTCCTTGGCCTGGTATAGTAACTAGTGTAGAAGAATATAATGGAACTGCTTGGTCAGAGGAAACTAATAATACTACAGGTAGGGAAAGTATGGCTGGAGCTGGAACTCAGACAGCAGCACTAATTTTTGGGGGATCCCCTGATACTGATGCCACAGAAGAATACGATGGGTCTAGTTGGACTAATGTTGGAGATTTAAATACAGGTAGAATTCACATTGGCGGATGTGGTCTTCAAACTGCAGGTCTTTGTTTTGGTGGTGATCCAGGATCACCAAATAAAACTGGAGCTACAGAAGAATATAATGGAAGTGCTTGGACTACTAGTCCTGGTACTTTAAATACTCCTAGAAATACTGTTCGTGGATGTGGAATTCAGACTGCTGCTTTAGCTGCGGGTGGAAATACAAATCCACCTAATACATCTTCTGCATCAGCAGAAGAATATAATGGAACAGCTTGGACAGCAACCGGAAGTCTGAACACTGCTAGACAAGATGGGGGAGCATGTGGAGTACAAACAAATGCAATATATTTTAGTGGTGATATTGTACCTGGAAGTGGATCAGTCCTAACCGAAGCTTATGATGGAACATCATGGGTTTCGTCCAACAATGTTGCAACAGCAAGATCGCAGGGAGGATCAGCAGGATCAGTTGCGGCTGGATTATTTTTTGGTGGTGGTGCTGGTGGTAATGCAACAGAAGAATTTACAGGTGGAACATCAACTATAAATGTTAAAACACTTACACAAAGTTAAAAATTATGATATACAAAATTAAAAAGGAGGAAACACTATGGCACACTTTATATATGGAGTAGCTGAAAACACTGGAAAAGGATTTTTTACTGCAGAAGACAGAAGAAAATTCTTCCTTAGAGGTTATCCCGCAAACGTCTGGATGGTTGGAAACAACGTCGATGGCGCTATGTGGTTAGCTGAAAAAGGGGCTAGTGAAAAGACTAAGTCAGAAGCACAAGCTGTGGTTGATGCTGAAGTACAAGCATCACAAGCAACTTGGGATGCTCAGACTGACGAACAAAAAGCTGATCCAATGAATACAAGACCAGTTGATGTAATATTGCCATAAGGATATTCTAAATGGCAACTTACGAAGAAATATACGGAAAACGTGTAGACGTATTATCATCTGACCCTACGCTCACTGCAGCGAATGAGGGACAGGTATGGTATAACTCTACTTCAGGTACACTTAAAAGTGTTGTAGCAGCAGGTGCATGGTCCAGTGCTCCGCCTTTAAGTGTTGCAAGATACGCAATGGGTGGAACAGGAACTCAGACTGCAGGTTTAGCTATTTCAGGACAAATAAGTCCAGGAACCTATACAACTTCTACTGAAGAATATAATGGTTCTAGTTGGACAACAGGTGGTAATGTTGGAACTGGTCGATATACTATGGCAGCCGGTGGAATTCAAACCGCAGCTATCATTTCAATGGGTTTTGTAGGCACTGCCGCTATTACAACAACAGAATTATACAATGGTTCTTCATGGACTGCAGGCACATCATCAAGTGATAATAGAACTAATTTAGGATCTGGTGGATTACAAACAGCTTTTCTAGCATTTGGTGGTACGGAATCACCAGGAATATCAGCAACTACCGAAGAATGGGATGGTTCATCGTGGACAAGTGGTGGAGCTTTAGGAACAGCTCGTTACCAATTATCAGGAAATAACGTTGGAACTCAAACAGCAGGTTTATGTGTTGGTGGTTATTCTGGAGGTGCTAAAGATTTAGTAGAAGAATATAACGGATCATCTTGGACAGCAGGTGGAGCTTTACCAAGTGGTGAAGGAAACGCAGCAAGATATGGAACACAGACTGCAGCAGTAATTGCTGGGGGTGGTCCTGGTCCTGGTCCTGATACAGCAGTTAAAAATTATGATGGATCAAGTTGGACTACTGTAGCATCAATAGCCTCAGGCAGATCTCAAGTTTCAGCTTCACAAGCTTCTCAAACAGCTGGAATAATTATGGGTGGTGCAGCTGGTGGAACTGCTAAAAACATTACAGAAGAATACAATTTTTCAGCTGCCACACTAACAGGTGCAGCATGGGCGAGCGGTACTGCTTTACCCGCAGCAAGGGCTTACTGCGGCGGCGCAGGAACACCGACAGCAGCTTTAGTTTATGGAGGCACAGACTCATCATACCAAGCAGAAACTTATGAAGGAGATGGTTCTTCTTGGACTGACACAGCAAATATGAATACCGCAAGAATTTGTACGGGAGCAGCATCTGGAGGAAGTCAAACAGCAGCATTGGCTTTTACTGGAGATGCAGGTGCACCGGCTTATGCAACTAATTTATCTGAAAGTTATAATGGTTCTAGTTGGACAGCAACCCCTGCAACAAATGTTGCATCTACAGGTACAGCAGGTGCAGGCACATCAACTGCAGCTATAGTTGTGGGAGGTGAATTAGCTGCTCCTGGATTTGGTGAATCACAGAGAACAGAAGAATTTGATGGGTCTAGTTGGACGGCTCAAAATACAGTACCAGCGGGTGTAAGACTCAATGGAATGGGAGGAACGGCAGCAGCAGCATGGAGTATCTATGGTATCCGGCCGGCTCTAGCTCCGACGTCAGCTTTTGAATATGATGGAACTAATTGGTCTACAGGTGGAACAGGTCTTTTTCCAGGAAGAGCTGGGACTGATGGATTTGGAACTGCAACTGCAGGAGTTTATTCAGGTGGAAATGTCCCCCCTAATACTTATCCTGGTTCAAGTATGATATATGATGGAACAGCATGGGCTACAAGTGCAACTCTGGCAACTGGAAAAGCATATAGCGCAAATTTAGGAACCAGTACGACAGGAATGAAAGCAGGTGGAAACGTAGCGCCCGGAGCTACAAGAACAACTAATGTGCAAGAATTTACAGGTGAAACATCATCATTTACAGCTTCTACATTGACAACGAGTTAAAAATAGTTATATTAGAAAGTAATATGAAAGGATACAAATGACAGAGAAAAGAAACATACATGCATTAATAGAAAAAGAAGCACCAAGCTTAAATAATTTACTTGACCCAAATGATGTCAAGGAATTTAAAGCCATGACTTCAGAACTTAGAGATACTTGGACGAAGAAACAAGTCTTTAGAACTGAAACAGAAATGAGAATGTCTGTTCTACAAGATATGAAATATCCAACTAAGGCTGCAAAGTACTGGCAGTGTGTTAGAGAACAGAATGTTTTCTTAGAAAATTTAATGAGTTTATCTTTTGATTGTAGACGTAATGAAGTTAAATTAAAAAGACTAGAACAAAAACTTGACACAGAAAAAGACCCAATAAAAAGAGAGCTCTATCAAATAGACATAGATGAAAAAAGATATGGTTTAGCTAACATGCAATTGGTAGCTAGGGACAGAATGAGAGAAATTAAACTGTGGTCTACATTAAAGAAAGAATTTGACGATGGATCATTTGATACTAAAGATGTTAACACGCACCAATTAGAATCATATCATCACGTTATGAAAAATAAAGCAGAGACATTAACTACTGGATCAAGTCAACCAGAAGTGTTTAATGTATTAGGTCAATTAAAAACAATAGAAAGAGTTAAAAAATCTGGTGAAATGATTTATAACAAGAAAGAACAAATATCCAATGACCTCGGAGCAAAAGAAAAATAAAAAACTTTTCTTTTTAATTGCAATGCCAAGGTCTGGAAACACCTTGTTTGCATCTATAATGAATCAAAATCCAGAGCTAGTAGTGACAGCTAATTCTATTACATTAGAGATAATGAAATATTTATACTTGTTAAAAAAAACAGATGTGTTTCAAAACTATCCAGATCATCAATCATTAAATAATATATTAGATACAGTCTACGATACTTTTTATAAGGATTGGCCTCAACGAATAATCATTGATCGTGGACCCGTACTAGCTAGTGGTAATCCAGGTAACTTTGAATTAATGAAAATACATTACAAACGTCCTTTTAAATGTATTGTTTTACTTAGAGATTTAATGGATGTATTAGCCAGTTATATGAAATGGTATACAGAGAACCCTAATGCTTTTCCTAATAGACATGGTTTAAAGACTGATGAAGAAAAATTATCAATGATAATGAATAACGCTGGTGCCGTTGCTAAAGAATTAAATGCAATTAGAGATGCCTTTAACTATCCTAATATATGTCACTTTGTAAAGTACGATGATTTAGTTACAAACCCTGAAGAAGAGATTAAAAAAATATATAAATTTTTAGATGAGCCTTATTTTAATCACAGATTTATTGATCTAGATCAAATTAATATTAATGGGATAGGATATAACGATAGCATAGTTGGTAAAAATATGCATACTATAAAAACAGGAGAAATTGTGAAAGAGTATAATCCCTACATAGAAAAAATACCACAAAGAATAAAGGATAAATATGGACACATCAGATTTTAATTTTGTATTTTTAGGACAGTCGGTATTAAAGTACCCAGTACCATTAGATGTATTTAATATTATTAATCATATTTATGAAACAAAATATCCTGAATTAAAACCTGCAAATAAACAATTGGTTGGTAAAATAGAAAAAGAACATAGTTTATTTTTTAATGGTGAGGATGGTCCTAGAATGACTAGACACAACCATTTACCTAATAATGTATTAGGATGGTTTGAATTAAAGTTTAAACATTATTTAGAATGGAATAAAATTAAACAATACGATTTACATTTAAATTCTGTATGGATTAACACTATGTTTGAACATGAATACAATCCAGTGCACGTGCACCAAGGATCATTGTTTACAGGACTATCTAGTGTTATGATTTTAAAATTACCTGAGTCTTACGGCGTAGAATATTCTGCATCTAATCAACCACAGAATGGCAGGCTTCAGATATTAGGTTCAGCTAATGGACATTTTGCAAATGTAGATTATCAACCAGAAATTAAAGAAAGAGACTTTTATATTTTTCCTTACGACATGAGACACTGCGTATATCCATTTAATGGACCAGGTTATAGAAGAACGTTGGCTGCAAATATGGATGTAAAGTATGACCCAATTAGAAATAGAGGAGTAAGTTAATGTACGAAAACCAAATAATAACAGAACCTAAATGGAAGAGTTGGATAGTTCAAACTACCACACCATTATTTACACCAGATCAATGTAGAGAAATTATTGCATCGGGGAGAGCACAGAAACCACAAACAGCACAAGTTGGTATGAATAAACCTGGTGGGGGAACAGATACTAAAAAAAGAGTGACTACCATTAGTTGGATTCCGTTTAAAGAAATGGGACACATGTATCATGATTTAAATAAATTTATTCAAAAATGTAATGAAAATCATTTTGGCTTTGGAGATATTAGAATTACAGAAAACGCACAATTTACAGAATATCCTGAAGGAGGTTTTTATGATTGGCATATGGATTGTGATGTAAACATGACTCACGAACCCCCTGTTAGAAAAATATCAATGACATTATTATTAAATGATCCTAAAGAATTTGAAGGTGGGGAATTAGAAGTAATGGCGCCAGGAAAATTTGCAGATATGAAACAAGGTCACGCAATTATGTTTGCATCATTTTTAAATCATAGGGTTAACCCTGTTAAACGTGGAGTAAGACAATCTCTTGTTGTTTGGTTTGGGGGTAAACCTTTTAGATGATTAAAGAAGGATTTTTTCCCACACTTATATACGCAGAAGATTTAAAATTAGATACTAACGAGATGGCTAAAAATATCATTCAATGGTCTAAGGAAAATGAGGGTGTTCAAAAAACAAATGTCAATGGATGGCATAGTGAAACTGAGATGCATAACAGACCAGAATATAAACCCTTAGTAGATGAATTATTTAGAATGGTACATCAAGTATTTAACGAAGAATTTTTAGATAAAAGAGCCGTGCTTGGTAATATGTGGGCTAACATAAATTATCAGGGCGGATATAATAAGCCTCATGTACATCCTAATGCTTTATTTAGTGGTGTATATTATGTAAAGACTCCACCTAATTGTGGGAATTTAATATGTCAAGACCCTAGACCAGGTATTCAAACTTGTATGCCTACTAGAAAAAAAGTAGAAATTCCTAAATATTTATGGAGAGATGTTCATTTACAACCTCAAGAAAACAGAGCTATAATGTTTCCAGCGTGGCTATGGCATTCTGTACAACCTAATGAATCAAATGATATAAGAATATCAGTAAGTTTTAATTTTATACAAGATGGCTTTCAATAAATATCAGTTAATCAAAGGTGCACTTAGCTATGAATTAGCTAATTTTATATTTAACTATTTTCTTCTTAAACGAGATGCGGTTGATTGGATGTATAAAAATAATATAACTTATGACAATGGAATGCTAGGCACCTGGGCCGACGCACAAATACCCAACACCTATTCACATTATGCAGATCATGTAATGGAAACTTTACTGGTTAAAATGTTACCAGTAATGGCTAAAGAAACGGGTTTAAATTTAATCCCTACATATTCATATGCAAGAATATATAAAAATGGAGATATTTTAAGAAGACATAAAGACCGACCTAGTTGTGAGATATCAACTACCCTCAATTTAGGAGGTGATCCTTGGCCTATATTTATAGATGGCACAGGGGCTGACACAGTCATAGACGAATACAAGAATATACATAAACCTAACGCTCCCGAAGGCACTAAAGTCCTACTTGATGTTGGCGACATGCTAGTATATAGTGGATGTGAATTAGAGCATTGGAGAGAACCCTTTGAAGGTAATACTTGCGCTCAAGTATTTCTTCATTATAACCATGTAAATGGTCCTTTTGCTGAAAAGAATAGGTTCGACAAAAGGCCGATGTTAGGTGTTCCACCAATAAGGAACACATAATATGATGGAGTTATATGCTACAAAAATTAGGTTTTTTACCTGGATTCAACAAACAAGTCACACCCACAGGTGCTGAGTCTCAATGGACAGAAGGAGAAAATGTTCGTTTTAGATATGGTACGCCTGAAAAAATAGGTGGTTGGAGTCAATTAGGAGAGAGTAAGTTAACAGGGGCTGTTAGAGGTCTTCATCATTTCGTTAATAAAGATTCAATTAAATATGCAGCTTTAGGAACTAATAGAATTTTATATGCATACACAGGTGGAGTTTATTACGACATTCACCCTTTAGTTAATCCATCAGGTACAGCTATTACTAGCGCATTTAGTACAACTAATGGTCAAAAAGTTGTAACAATCACTGCTTCGTCTCATGGCTTTCAAGCTGGTGACATTTGTTTATTTGGAGACTCATCAACCTTCAGTGCAATAACAGATTCTGATTATGACGCGACAACTTTTTGTGATAAAAAATTCATGGTTACTGAAGTTGTTGATACAGATAACTTTAAAATTACAGTAGAAGATAATGAAACAGGAAGTGGTGCTACTACTTCTGGAGGCATTACTTATTATAGATACTACCACGTAGGCCCAGCGGAACAGATTGGAGCTTATGGTTTTGGTATATCATTATATGGTGGTAAAGTTTTAGGTTCTACCACTACTACATTAACAGCACCTGGTTTAGGAGACAATGCTTATGGAACAGGTGGCTCAGGAACCACGGTTAATGTTGGAAGTACCACAGGTTTCCCATCATCAGGTACAAATTATTTTCAAGTAGGTGGTGAAGAGATTTCTTACACAGGTGTAACAGCCACAAGTTTTACAGGAATTACAAGAAATGCAAGAGGATCAACTCGAGCTGCGCACAGTGGAGGAGCCACTATTACTAATACATCTAGCTGGACTGGATGGGGTTCTGCTGCAGCTAACACGGATAAAGTAACAGATCCCGGTCTTTGGTCTTTAGATAACTTAGGTTCAACACTCATTGCTCTAATTCACAACAGTGCAGTATTTGAATGGGATGCTGATGCAACTAATGCTACATCCAATAGAGCTACCATTATCTCTGGTGCACCTACTGCATCCAGAGATATGTTAGTTTCAACTCCCGATCGTCACTTAGTTTTATTTGGAACTGAAACAACAATTGGAACTACATCATCGCAAGATGATATGTTTATAAGATTCTCGGACCAAGAAGATATAAATACATGGACACCAACAGCTGAGAATAGTGCTGGTACACAAAGATTGGCCTCCGGATCACGGATCATGGGAGCTAAGCTTGGTAGAAATGCAATATATATTTGGAGTGATACTTCTTTATTTACCATGAGATTTGTTGGTCAACCTTTTACCTTCGCCTATGAACAGGTGGGAAATAACTGTGGATTAATAGGAATGAATGCATCAGCTGAAGTTGATGGTGCTGCTTACTGGATGTCTGATAATGGTTTCTTTAGATACACTGGTAAACTAGAATCCATGGACTGTTTGGTTGAAGACTATGTTTATGATGATTTAAATACTACATCTAATCAATTAATATACTGTGGAATCAATAACCTATTTGGAGAAGTTATGTGGTTCTATCCGACATCTACATCAAACGTTGTAGATAGATCAGTTGTTTATAGTTATTTAGATTCAACTCCACAAAGACCTATTTGGTATACTAATGCTAGTACCATACTCAAAAGAACTACATGGGCTGACTCAGCTGTATTTGGTTTACCTCATGCATCAGAATACGATGCAGGCGTTGATACATCGTTTGATGTTTATGGAAACACAGATGGTGTAAGTTATTATTTTGAACAAGAAACAGGAGTAAACTATGTTAAAAATGCTACAACATATGCAGTGCCGGCTAACATTACTTCAGGTGATTATGATATCACTCAAAAAATTGTTAGAGGTGCAGCTACTTCTCTTGCTGATTTAAGAGGAGATGGAGAAAACATTATGAGAGTAAGTAGAATCATTCCTGATTATATTCTTCAACAAGGAACTACTATTATTCAATTAGATTTAAGAGACTATCCAAATGATACTGCAGCTAGTTCTTCTTTAGGGCCATTTAGTACGACATCTAGCACTAAAAAGATTGATACTAGAGCAAGGGCCAGAGCTATTGCTTTAACTTTATCATGCACAGCTCTAGATAGTAATTGGAAATTAGGCACTTTTAGGTTAGATATACAAGCTGGAGGAAGAAGATAATGCCGTTTAAATCAGAAGCACAAAGAAGATACCTATGGGCTAACGAACCAGAGATCGCAAGAGACTGGACTGATACCTATGGAAGTAGAATTCAAAAAAATAATGGTGGGATAATGAGCATGCAAGGTGGAATGAAAAATTATTTAGGTGAACAACCTATGGTTAATGCACCTAAGTATTGGCAGTCAAGTCCAGATCATCCAACAACAGAACTAGCATATATTACACCAGCAGAAAAAGATTTACTTGTTAAACAAGATTTACACGGCTCACTAAACGGTGGTGTTAACCAAGGACCATCAGGTATTATGAGTTTAAATGGTTGGGGATCAACTGATCCTGGACAAAACGTTTCTGGTGCTACAGCAAGTGCAGCTGAAAGTGGAAGACATACAGCAGACACATTAGCAGCAGGAATGACAGACAAAGACATATCAGATTTTAGATCCGCAGCAATAAACGCTGGAGCCGGTCAAACAGTTAATGCAGGTTTTTTTGGACCTAAGTATAACCAAACTGTTCAACCTTGGGAGATAGAAGCGGCTAAAACTTATAGAAATGATCCCGCTAATCCTTTTGCTAAAAAAGCGTATAGTAATACAAGAGGATGGAAATCACATGGTTTTAATCCATTAGGTATGATGTTAGGATTTATTAATCCTGCCTTGGGAATGGCTGTCAAAGGATTTCAAGGTCTTCAAAATTTAGGAACTAAATATGGAACTAAGATGGGAGACTGGAGAGAAAAATTTACAGGCTATAGAACTCAAGATGAATGGGAAAGAGCTAGACAAAATAGAATTAATGAAAAAAGAATTTCAAATATATTAGGAAGAAAAGCTCCTATCACTGAAGCAATGCAAGAAAGATTAGCTAGTTTAGGATACACAGGCGATATGCCTGAAGTGGGAAGTACAGGTCTTAGTAGAACCATTGCTGACGATTATAGTCTTGAAGATACTTTAAGAGAACTTCCTATTACATCAAATAGAATAAAAGAAATACAAAACTCATGGGACAGTGGAATTGTGGGTACTCCTCAAGGAATGGATTTGGCAGGTGCAAGACGTGCAATGACTCAACCTTACACAGTTTCAGGTCCAAATAGAGATTTTGAAATTGATCCTTATCAAGAAAGTTTTTTATCTCCCGATAGAAACAGTATGTTTACAACAAATATTTATGAGTCTCCTCAAGGCATAGAAACACTAAATCCAAGTGATCTTCCAGAAGAGTTTCAAGATATGGCAACGTATGCTAGTGCAAGTGCACCAGGAAATAATTTTTTATACAATACGGGAAATCCTTATAAAGATAATTTATATAATGAAGACGGAGAGTATGATCCTTACAGTATAAAAGAAATAGCAACATAGAATAATGGCAAAGATAGTTCAATCATTAACCAGAGCAAGCGAAGAGTATGAAGCAGACGTAGCACAATCTTTAGTTAGAGATTTAGACGCCGTGTTAGAGAAATTAAACACCACATTTCAAGAAGAATTAAAACAGGAGATAGAAGCTAGAAGTTTCTTTTTATATTAATGGCAGTAGTAAACCAATATAAATTTGTAGGAATAGATAATGATACTAGTAATGGGGAGTTAAATCCTTTTGGTAGTGGTAATCCTTTAGTTAGTGAAACGTATGTTATTAAATCTATTCTTGTTACATCAGCTGGTACTCCTAGTGTGACTGTAACAAACAACGCTATTACAGCTATTAAATCAGCAGCTTTGACAGCTAATCTTACTAAAGAATTATTAACAAACCCACTAATAGTTGAGGGTGGAAAAACCCTTACAATTAAAGCAGGTAGCGCAGACTCATTTGACTTTGCTGTCAGCTATCTAAACATCAAGAAAGAGGTAACTACATAATGCAAGTCTTAAAACCAAAAGAAATAATAACAACTATAACTAATAAGAAAACAGGAGAAGTTTATAAGGACGAAGAGGCGGTAAAAATGGCTAATATCTCTGAAGAAGATATCAGAAGAGATGTAAAAGTCATCATGCCAACTCTTGATTTGTTCGCAAAAACCAAGTAGTATAATAAACCCAAGAAAATTAGGCAAAATTATGGCAATAACAGACATCGATATTTCAGAAACACTAGAGACCAACGCACCATCTATTAAATATAGAGGTAATGAAGGGCCTAAATCTCCACAAGAAGAACAAATGATCATGGAACAACAGCAGATGGCAGCTGTAGATCCTATGATGCAAAAGAAATTAAAGCTAATAGAAGAATTAATGAGCCAAGGTTATGACTTTGGATCTGCTTCTAACCTAGCAGATAAAATAATGTCTGGTCAAGACGAACAAGATATCGGAATGGCTTCTGGTGGAATAGCAGGTCTTGATGGAAGAGTACGTTATGGTATTGGAAGCTCACTTAAAAAAAGAATTAGAAAATTAATACCGAATGAAGTAGCTAAGGTTGCAGAAGTTGCAGCGCCTTTCGTTGCACCATTCAATCCATTAGCAGCAGGTTTAATGTCTGGTATTGGTGGATTCGATAGACATGGAAGTATAAGCAAAGGTTTAAAATCAGGATTAATGAATTATGGTTTAGGTCAAGGTGCTAGATATTTAGGTGGAGCAGGATTTCAAACAGGAATTAATCCTATGACAGGATCAGGTGTACAAGGTGCAGGATTTTTTAGCAAACCCACAGGAACGGAAACAGGAATAGGTAAATGGTTAGATTCTAGAAAACCAGCATTTACACCTTCAGGAAATCAAAATGTAAGATTAGATCAAGCCGCTACTTTAGACGATTGGGCTGGAAGTGGTAAAGGAATGGAAGCAGTGTATGCTGATAAAGTAGTTCCTAAAACAGCTGATGTAATAACAAAAACAAAACCAGGAAGTTTATTAAAAACAATTAAAGACTTTGCATTAGATAATAAAGCAATGTTAGGTATTCTGGGTGTATCAGCTGCAGCAGCAGCTGGCATGGGGGCTGAAGACGTAGAAGACATAGGAGAAATGGACAGAGGAGCACCATTAAAAATTAGAGAAATAAGATCAGAAGTTATTGAAGCATTTAAAGATCCATCAGGTGAAAAACTAGCGGCACTTAGAATTAAATATCCTTTCTTAGGAGCTAAAGAAACTAAGAATCTAGATCTTATGGCTGAAGGCGGAAGAATAGGATTAAATAT